TTCAGAGTGCTATCCCCTACTCACAACGCCTCGCTAAACGAGGCGACGTTCGTTACGGATTCGTTGGGTATGGAACAGGAATGCTCAAGGATAAGAACGGAGAGGATTGGCAGAAGAAGTTCTCTACCACAGAAGGTGCTGGTCTATGGAGTATCGGAATCAATCCTGACTCCCCTACGTTAGAACAGGATATACAGAAGTGGTATCAACGATACCTAAATAATCCTAATAACTTTAAAGATAAGAACTCAGGTACCTACAAAGCTCTTAACTCTCAGTACTATGGTAGAGATGACCGAAAGGTTCCCGGTCTTCCTATGCTACGTCAGATGTACCCCAATGCAAAGCTATCTGACCTAATCGACTTCTCTATCCGAGAAGTACAAGCACAGAATGCTCTCCCTCCTAGAGACATTACAGAAAGCATTCTAATGACTCTAGGGCAGGTTGCTCTAGGATTTATTCCCGGTGTAGGGCCAGCCCTAGCAGCGGCTGCTGGAGCGGCTCACGGAGGAGTTAATGGAGGTTGGGGAGGTGCTGTACTAGGAGGACTAAGTGGATGGAGTGCAGGTAGCCTAGGCTCTAGCATCGGTGCAGGTATCTCTAGTGCAGGTGGAGTAGGTTCTTATCTAAACAGTATCCCTAAAAATATCAGTGGATTTTTAAAGTACGGCCCAGAACTTACTAATATTAATACTGTAAGCATGTTTCCTAATTCTCCTTGGATTGCTCAGGGTGCAGCAGCAGGAGCATCAGGAGCAATGCGTGCAGCAAGTGGTTCTGGTTTCTTAAATAATGTATTTGGAACTGCGTCTAGAGGTGCAGGTGCTGTTCCGGGAGGAGGTAGTCAAATGGCTGGTGGTAATTGGTTTACAGATATTCTACGAGAGGCTGCGCCTTCTCTACTAAACACAGGTGTGCAGGCAGGTATTAATTACTTCTCTAGTCAGAGTAATCAGGATGCCTTTAACCAAGCAGCACAGCAGGCTGCGAGTATGTCCCAGTTCAATCCCTACAGTATCTCTGGCCCTATGGGTGGAGTAAATTTTGACGGTACAAATGCTACAGCTACTCTATCTCCTGCTATGCAAAAGCAGTTAGCAGAAGCTGACAAGGTAGCTGGTAGGTATCTAACAGCGGCTAACAAATTTAATCCTAGTAATTATGCTCAGAATTACTACGAAACTATCAAGCAGATGAACTTTCCGCAGGAGAATGCTACAACCAACGACCTATTAAATAGAGTATATGCTACAGGTAATTGGGGTAGCACTGTCGGTGCTCAGGATATTTCTTCTGTAGCTCGGCAACAGCAGATTGCTGACCAAGTACTACGCATCCAAGCGCAGCAGGCAGGCGCTCAAGAGCAAGACCGACTATTCACAAACTACTTTAATGCCGCCAAGACAGCACAGAGTATCATGGCTTCTCCATACGAGCTAGCCACTATGGGTGGAAACCTAGGAGCACAAGGAGCACAGGCAGGAGCTAGTGCAGCTAGGTATCCTTGGTTAGCAGCTAACTCTAGCATCAACGCTAGTACAGCTTTCTGGGACACTATTGCAGGTAGTGCTGGTCGTCTAGCAGAGAACGCATTCAATAAGTATGCAAGCTACTCTAGCAATCCTTCCCGTGCTTCCGGTTGGGAGGCTTCTCCGTACTTCAGTGGTGGAAACACTGGTGGCGGTAACTTCTTCTCTCAGCGATAAAACTTACTAGGAAAATAATATGGCACAACAAACACAATCAAGTTTATTTGGCCCCGGCCTAGACCTAGTACAGCAGGCTGTAGATGAGCAAGCCCGTGCAACTGCTATGGGATATGCAAAGATGGAGCCGGGACAGGCTCCTGTATACGCTGCTGCCCGAGCAGGTCAAGCTATTGGTGGAGCTATTGATAAGTTATCTGGGTACGAAGACCCAGCTATTGCCCGCGCTCGTCTACTAGAAGAAGCTAAAAAAGAAGTAACAGATAGTGGTATCGATATCTTCCAAGACTCTCGTGGATACTATCGTAAAGCCTTTGAAGCATTGAACAAACGAGGGCTTAACGACGAAGCGATGCAAGTACGCAACGTACTTATCTCAGAAGAATCTGCTATTGCTGATGCCGCACTAAAACGTGCACAAGCAGAAAAAGAAATGGCTGCTGCCCAAAGGGGTAACTACGTTTCTCTTGGTAAAGGTGGAGCAATTAATACAGTTACTGGAGAAGTAGTTGCGCCAGCAGGAGGAGCAGAGGAAGATAAGGCACAGAGTCCTTTAGGTAGACTTGCAGCAGATCTTAAAAAAGGAAGAATTACACAAGCACAACATGATGCAGCTGTTGCAAAACTAAATCATATCCCTGTATCAGGTAGCGCTCGTGAAAGAGATGTAAGCACTGGAGTAGAGTTCTTTAGACACCCTATTACAGGTCAAATTGTACAAGGTACAAAGGGCACTAGCGAAGTTACAAACTTTCTTTCACAAGGCTTCATCCCATTCAATCCCGGTTCTTCTGCTGGTGCTCCTCCAAAAAATGTACTAATAAGAATGCCAGATGGTTCTAACCAAACTGCTGTAGAGGGTAGTGACAGTTACAACAAACTTATTAACGAACAGGGCGGGGTTCCTTGGAAAGCAGGAACAGGAGTAGGTTCAACCGAGATTAAACAACCTGCTATAAAAGCAGTTACTATGTATCGTCCTCCCGGAGCGGCATCAGATATGCCTGCGGCTATGGAAGTAGAGGTAGGTTCACAGAAATGGCAAGAACTATCTAACCTGGGATATATAAGCAAAGCTCCAAAGCCCGTAAAAGAATTTGCAAGCCTGACAAAAGCCATGACTGAGTACATGGATGTTACTCAAAATGCTAATAACTATATCGGGAGTGTTAATTCTGCTCTATCCCAACTAGAAAAAGGAGACTTCAAGACAGGTAGTTTTGCAGGAATCAGAACAGCTCTTGGTGGAGTAGCAGAGTTTTTTGATTACCCAGAAGCAGCAGAGTATATCAAGTCATCTGCTACAGATAGCCAGTCTCTATCAGCTACGCTTAATGACCTAGTTAAGGGTATTGCAACTTCTTATGGAACCACGGGAAAAATCTTATCTAAAGAACTAGAGTTATCTCGGCAGCAGGTAGGTAGTGTGGGTACTACTCAAGAAGCATTGCATTTAATTCTTTCTCTAGCTAAACAGAAGATGGAATTTCAACAGACTGTTGGAGCGCAAGCACTAAAAGTTTTACAAAGTCCTGCTATTCGTGAAGAACAAGACCCAACTACAAAGAACGCTTTATTTCAATCTACTATGGATTCATGGATTGCTGCTAATCAACCAGAGATTTCCACACAGACTCTTGATAAGTTCCGAGCACAGTTTGAAAAACTAAAGAAAGCTAAAGACGCTATTGATATCAACAGCTTTAATACTGCTGCTGAAGGACAGCCAAGAGTCTTTGACGAAGCTCAGTTAAAGAGCAACGTAGGTAAATTTGTAACAGACAAAGGAGTTTTGTACATCCTTGAAGGAGTTACAAAGTACGAAGCTGGACAAGAAATGAAAGACTCTGACGGAACAGTATTCAAACTTCCTAGAGCAATCGTAGTACCAAAATTAAAGCCTTACTAAGGAATACTAATGGATATTAATGATTACCTATCTGCTGATGAGATAGCTGCTGCCACAGGTAAATCTAAAGTTGACCAGTCTTCTCCTCCAGAAGCAACTAACATAGTTAAGGAGATGGTAGACGAGTGGACTACATTAGGAGGTGGTAACAATCCATACCGTCCTATGGCTATGAATAAGATGGAGGCAGAGCGTCAGAGCCAAGACGAAACATTACTAGGAAGATATACAGCAGAACTATACGACCCTATGGGTACGTTTCGTTCTGGCTTTGCGGATTGGACAGCACTACAAGATATTGCTAGGTCTACCAGTCCTGTAGATAAAATTAGTAAGTTCAAAGATTATTTTCCAGATGCGAATGTTCGTATGGAGAATATCAACGGTAAAAATATCCTACTTGCAAAAGATAAAACTGCTACTCGCTGGACAAAAATTGATGACTCCTTTCTAAGTTTCCCTAACCTATTTGCAGGAACCGTTAGTGGAGCAGAGATTGGAGCGGGAGTGGGTGAGATTGCAGGAGGTAAGTTGGGAGGCCCAATAGGAGGCATTATAACCGGGCCTTTAGGTTCTGCTGCTGGGTACCTACTAGGCACAGTAGCAGATAAGTCTCTTGAGTACTTAAGAGGGTATCGTCAGGAAGAAGGACTACTTCCTGAGACAAGCGATATCTTTACTGCTGCCGCAGGAGCGGGATTGTCTTTTATTGGACGCCCTACTAAGTATGTTTTTGATAAAGCATCTGACTATCTATCAGGAGTAGATGAGATAGCACCCACTCCAGAAATTATTAGTGCTATTGAAACTGCAAAGAAAAACAATCTACCTCCAGTAACACGAGGCGCTGCTGCGCTAGGCGGCGTTATGAAGTCTCAGTACAGCCAAGCACTATCAGTAAGCAGCTATCTATACGACGAAGCTATTAAACGTCCTATTGCAGCTAGACAGAATCTTCTAGACAAGATTAAAAAGTTTGGAGTAGATAACGCTTCTCCTGCTGTAATCAAGGATGTTCTAGATAGAACGGCACTAGACTTAGACGCTTTACTTTCTAGTATTAAATCTGGGCACATTGATATTAACGACGCAGGAAATGAATTAGACGGACTCTTTAAGAACTGGGAAGACGTTAACGACGCTCGCGTTAATAAACTTTACAATGATTTTCGTAAAGCCTACGGCGACGATATTAGTTTTGATTTAACTAACATCACTGATAGGAAAACAGGAACTGTCTATAACCTACAAACAGAAGTAAAAAAACTTCTAACAGGAGCCACTCTAAAAGGAGCAGATAGAACTGTAACTATCGGAACAACTGTTCCAGCAGGAATGCCTTCAGCAGGTCTAGGATTTGGAACAACACCTCCTGTAGGCGGTGCTATAACTAAGACTGTATCAGATGATGTAAAGGTTTCTCTAGAACCTGACGGAGCACTAGCTAAACTAATGCTAGCTGTCACTAAGCTAGACCCTATAGTAACTCCATATACTACTAAAGCAGGCGGTACTACTACAGCTTTTGACGGTATTAAAGAACTTCGCACTGGTTTTAGAAAACTTATGGAAAGCACCAATCCTCAAGAAAGATTTCTTGCTGCTGAAATGCACAGCAAGATGAACGATGTTATCGATTCAGTAATAGTTAATACAGGTGACCCTGCGGACACCTTAAATGCTATGAAGGATTGGAAGACGATGAGCAAGGAATACAAAACCTTTATGGAGACTAAGGATATTTCCACTGTTCATAAGATTGAAGGTATGGACGCTACTCAAAGAGCAGACTTAGCTGCGTCTTTAATCCGTCCCGGTAAATACGAATCAGTAAAACTTGTTAGCGAGTTGTTAGGAGCGAATGGAAAAGAAACATTACGCTCTATGTTCTTCAGTAAACTAACTGCTGGACAGCGGCTAGGTTCTTGGGAGAACACTGTGTCTAAGACACTAGATAGTTTTGCAAAGCAAGGAGACAACAAGACTATTGAATATCTATTCAGTCCAGATGAAATTACTACACTGAAGCAATGGGGTGCAGCTAAAGACAAGTTAGAAAATTCTTCTCTAAGAGTGTACACAGAAGACACTACTGCTGCTGCTAACGCTATTAAGTTAGCTTCTTCTGGTGATACCGGAGCATTAATGGAACTCACATCGCTTACTGTTAATAGTCCTGAGATTATGGATTCTATTAGAGCAGGGTTCCTACAGCATCTTGTTGATGCTAGTTCAGTACAGGTTCCTAAGTACGGACAGCAGATGCACATTAAGAAGTACGATGACATTATCCAAAATTATACTAATAACGGATCTCTAGAAGTTCTGTTTCCTGACAAAGACCAACGAGAGTTTATCACAAAAGGAATGCGTGATTATATCTCTATTACAGGAACTGCAACTGGGTTGGGTACTAGTCTACAGACTGGTGAGTTAGCATCTACGGGTGCAGATGTTATTGTTAAAGTCCCTACAGCTATCTTACAAGGTAAAGGGGAGAAGGCTGCTGGAATCGTTGCAAAGACTCTTGCACTAACCCTTCCACAAAGAACACTAGGAAGATGGTTTCTTAAGGAAGCTGAGTTACAAGGAACAGGGGTTACCAGAGCTGCTGCGGGGGTAGGTGGTAAAACAATAAAAGGAGTTAGTAATATCATTGATGCTGCTAAGAAACTAGGACAGTTTGCTGTCTACTTTGAAGGATATAAAGGAACAGAAGAAATGCAGCAGTACTCTCCTGCTGCGTTTAATCAAGCTCAAGAAAACATCTATCAAGAGTCAGTCCGTTCTGAAAAAGAGAAGCGTCAAAACTCTCCAAAAGAAATTAATAAATCAATGAACTACAGCCCAACCCTATTTTAATAAAGGATATTAGTATGGATTTTAACCAAGCGTTTGCTGCACTCATGAAGTTTGAAGGTGGGTACAGCAACAACCCTAAAGACCCCGGAGGGGAGACTAAGTACGGTATCTCTAAGAGAGAGTTTCCTGAGGAAGATATTGCTAATCTAACAGAGCAACGTGCTAAAGAAATCTATAAGAAGTACTACTGGGATAAGGTAAAAGGAGACATGCTGCCTACACAGCTACGTTACTCTGTGTTTGATGCAGCAGTTAACTCTGGTGTAGTACAAGCTATTAAGTGGCTACAAGCCTCTGTAGGAGTTCCTGAGGACGGTATCCTAGGTACTGAAACAACTAAGGCTATCAAGGCTAGGAACGCTTATCAGACGGCTGCTATCTTCTCTGGGTATCGACTACGGTTCATCACAAAGATTACTGTGTTTGATACGTTTGGTAAGGGGCTATGCCGTAGGGTATCTGAGATTTTAATTCGTTACACATAAGAAAGGAAAACTACTATGAATCTAGAATATGTTTCTGCTCGACTAAAGGAAGCATCCACATGGCGGGGACTATCTATCCTACTAGGTGTGCTTGGTGTCTATGCTGACCCAACTGCTATCCAGCAGGTAGGTGTAGCAGTAGGCGCTGCCATCTCTGCTATTGAAATCTTCCGAAAGGAGTAGATAATGATTTGGAAAATCCCATCGTTTGATGATGTACGTTTTGGATTTGAAGTTACTATGTACATTAATCATATTTAGATTAGAAATCTTTAGACAAAAGAAAGGGGAGCTTAGTGCTCCCCTTTTTATTTAGAACTAGCTAACTAATACTAGGCAGCTAAAGGCTCCAAATAGGACGCACTACTTGGATGCATCCCGTATAACCCATAGCGTTTGATATACTCTTTAGTGACACTGTCAATACGGTACACCACTAGACCCTTAGTGTCATACCACTTGTAGCTGTCAAACAAATATCCGTAGGAGTTATTACCTAAGATACGTCGAGTGGAGTGATAGTTTACTCCAGCCTTCTCAGCTAGAACCTTAGCTGGGATACCGTGCTTACGCCGCATCAGTACTCGTACAATCTTGTCAAGATTGGTTAGTTTCTTTTTCTTACTAGAAACAGCTTTCATCTATTTAGTCTCCTTGCTTAGTCGTTCAATCTCACGTTGAAGATACCACATAGCCTTGTTCAAGTCTTCGATACCGTTCTTACCTTCGTACCGCCATAGGTACTTAACTACGTTACCCAGATTGAATGACATATGTTCAGTAATCTGGATACACTCCACCCCAGAAGGGTGGGTGGTGTAGTGCTTTGGATGGTGTACGTTGTCCACAGGTTCTTTAGGGAAAGACACAGCGTTTGACGGGGGCCACCGCTCACTAGATACCACAGACACCTCCTTTGCAAGCGTCGTTTTCTTCAAAGATTACACCCTTGTTTTTAATAGCCTCTGAATAAGGTACTTCAGTGATAGGCTGACCTCCTCTAGAACCATCGGGGTAACAAGTGAATCCCCGAAGGCGCGGAGCATACTTAGAAAGTATACTAGAAAATTCTTCAACACGGTCTTCATTGTTCTTATCAGAACCCCAAGAAGGAAGGTTAATGGTAGAACTAATAGACATATCTACATAGTCCTGTACATCCGCTTGGAAGCGGATACGCTTCTCGTAGTCCGTACTCATAGAGTACGCTGTCTCAATCTTATCAGGGTCTACACCAAACTCTTGAATAAGAGTGTTTGCAGTGTAGTCAACAACGTATTCATATTTCCAACGTGTGCCTTCAGTGAGGTAACGTCGCTTGTAGGCTGTAGCAAATAAAGGTTCAATACCTGTTGTTGTTCCAGCAAGGATACCAATACTTCCAGTAGGTGCAATAGCTCGGTAGGCGATAGGCCGACTGAGATAGAGTCTGTCACAGTGTTCATTAGCACTTACCTCTGATTTAGTCTCGTAGGTAGCTAACCAAGTCTTAAGCTCAATACCTACCTCGTAGGGTAGGCCACGCTTGAGTAACCATTCATGAATACCCATCAAGCCTAGACCTAAGCGACGGTTCTTCTCTCGTACTTGCTTTACCTTCTCGTAAGGTAAGTCTGCTCGTACTGTTCCGCATACTAGGAACTTTGATGCTAGTTCAACAACCTGCTCAAATTCTTCTAGGTTAGAGATATTGCCTAGGTTAATAGAACCTAGGTTACATACGTCACTGTCGTCTTCACTGGTTACTTCAGTACAAGCGTTGCGTAGAGTCTCGTCTTCTCGGTCAAAGAAGTTGAAAGAGAACCCCGGTTCGCCAGTCATCATTGCCTGACGGCAGTTCTCAGAGAAGATTTTATTCTTGTGACGGTCATCTAGCATTAGCCACTTAGTATCGTAGTTGATACTGATGTTGGTCATATCTAACGGAGCGTTGTAGTTAAAGTCTTGTTCCTTTAACTGCGTTACGGTTAACCCAGTGTTACCAAGATACTGCTCGTGCCAATTTTTAATCTTAGTAAATTGTTCAATGTCTTCGTGCTTCCAGTTTAGAGAAGCGTAGATTGCAGAGCGTCGCGAACCTCCTTGCATGACGTTCCTACCAATTTCGTTGACCATGAGCATAAGAGGTACAGGGCCGCTTGACACGCCTCCAGTACGATTAAGAGTGCGCCCAGAGGGACGGATACGACTATAGTCAATACCAATGCCACCGCCGAGCATAAGGCAAGAATTAGCCCGCCAGATAAGATTAGACCATTCTTCACGGGTGTCTTCCTCCGCTCGTAATAGGAAGCAGTTGTTGAACGCATGTAGCTTGCGCCCTGCGTAGTACAGGTATCGTCCTCCGGGAATGAACTTCATATCCCGGATATATTCAACTAGGGTATCTCGTTCTGTTTTGGACAGAATAGGATGCTGGGTACCCTGCATGGTACCGCATACATCATCTACTACACGGATAGCTAGGTTGTGCCATGTGTCGTTAGGGCCGTGAGCATACTTGTTGTAGAAGATGTTACGGCCTAGGTCTGTACGAAAGAAGTCTTTAATCACTTGTGTTACCTATTGTGAAATGTACGTTTTTAATACCAGTATCTTTTATGGCTGCTGCACAGATGGGACAGGGTTTAGCTATACTAAACTCTCCGTTGCGATTCATCCTGCTTACATAGATAGCCCAAGGTTTAGCTTCCCTAGGTAATCTGCTAATAGCATGAATCTCAGCGTGTCTGTACGTCCTAGCATATTCTCCTACAAGAGTAGCATAGTGCGCTTGCAGTGGATGTGTCTTCTTATAAGAGTTTGTTCCTACTGACAAGATGTTACCCTGTTTATCTGTAATAACAGCAGCCATCTTGTACTGTTGCTTATCTTGCAAGCATCGTGCCAACTTGCACGACTTGTCTAGGGGCGTCACCTGTTATCACCTTCTCCTTTAAGTGTGTCCCGTTCCTTACGGGAACCTAGCTTAATAAGATTATTTGTTAGTACTGTACTAGGTGTATATCCAATAGCTTTACAGAGATTGGCTAGATACCAGAACACATCACCTAGCTCCTTAGAGAGTTCGTGTGCATCGTACTTACCGTCACGAATCCACTTCTTAACCTTGTCAGCCACTTCACCAGATTCACCAGTAAGACCTAGGGCTAGATAACTAAGCTCTGTCTTAGAGCCTGTGCCTGCCTCAGGGTAGATAGCATACTGCTTTGCTACTTCTTGGTAGTGGTCAATGTCGAATACGAAATCGACTACTTCTTCTTTATCCATTGCTCTGTTTCCTCAAGTTCTTCTTGAATGAGAACTTTGTTTTTGTTTCGTTTGTACTTGTCTTTTGGAGAAGACACCTTGTGTCCGTACTTTCCTGATACTAATAATTCTTTTTCTAGCATCTGTTGTTCTAGAGATTTTCTCTTGTACTTACTCATCGTAGTTGAACTTGTGGAGGTTCTCAATAATCAGTTCTTCCAGATAATCTATCAGTTCTTCGGTGTCCAATCCTAGTACTGTAAGTATATCATCTGGGTCGTATCTGTCAATGAGTTGTTGTCGGATGTGCTCACTAATAGACCTAGACACGGGAGTACTCCCTAGCTAATCGTCCCATAGAAATAGTATTAATATCGAATCGTCCGAAGTCATAGTTGTTCAGTTCTACTAGACCTTTCCAGTAGTTAGTAACTCTACCTTGGACGTACTCCTCCTCATCCTCAAAGAAGCATCCTACATTAAGAATCTGCTGTAAGTGTTTCTGTCCGTGCTTGTGTACGCAAGCTGTATGCAGCCTATGAGTGTGTCCAAAAACAGTAGTGTTGACTGTTACTTGTTGTACCTTTGAGCATATATCTACACCAGTTACCTCCCGAATAGTACCAAACGGGACATGAGTAAAATGGATACCATTCAGGATGAAGTAACTGCGATAGGGAATCCACTTGAATCCTCGTTCATTTAACTTTAGTTGAATAGGAATACTGATATCACCTTCTGCAAACTCAGGGTGATAGTTTAGATACCTTGTCAACCTATCTTCATGATTTCCTTCTAGGAAAATTACACGAGTATCCTTAGGAATATCTAGACAGTCTAGTGCAGCGTTGCCTGCATCAATCTCTTTGAAGTATCGACGCTGCTCCATTAGTAGCCTCTTGTCCCTGTCCCAAGCAGACAGGGAATTAAGAGTAAGAAAGTCTCCAATGAAAACAATGTAGTTAGGATTGCTACGTTGGATGTAGTCGTTCATCCACTTAAACCGTCTAAGTGACTGGTCATTAGTGACATGAGCGTCACCTACTACAAGTATCTTGTTAGTAACTTTCTTCATTAAGGGCACCTTTAATACTAGGAAATTCTTTTAGAACTAGAAACTTAGTTTCCTCTGCAAGAAGCCTAGTCTCTTTCTGGGTGTGCTCGTGGCAACGCACTTCCCAAAAGTGAATCCAACTTCGTAGGCTACCTACCATGTACATACTGGTATCAGTAAGTCCTTCTGGTAGCACTGCTCTTGCTACCTCTTTAGCGATACCTTTATTCAATGCCCATAGATAAGCATCGGTTGCAGCGTCCAGTAGTTCTTGCTGTCGAGTCTGCCATTGGATGTTAAGTCCATGTTGCAGCACATCATTTCTGTCTAGTTCAATAGAACTCTGACGATTCTTAGTATCCTGTAGACGACACTCTCGTAGCTTGTAGTCCTCTGATGAGGACTGTACCTGAGCGTACCTCTGGCTAAACTCTTGGAACGAGAAGCTACGATGACGTAGCAACTGCCTACCAATATCCCTAGTAGTATTAATCTTTACACAAGCATGTACCATTTCAAAGGGTGACCAATGCTTGTTGTCAATTAGATACTTGATTAGCTTAGGTGCGGTTGCTGTGTTCTTTTCATTACTAGGATTAGAAACCCTAGCCATCTGTGCAATCAGGTTATCTCCGTCTGGAGTAACCCATACGATATCTGTTGATAACTTTCTAAGTTGCATTGTTAAAGTACCTTCTTATGAGAAGACATAATATTACTAGGAACTAATTCACTGCCTCGTGCGCGGATTGCTTGGGCAATCGCGTATCCCTCATCGTCCCAAGCCCCAGCGTAATTCTCCACAGCCTTGGCGCATTCCTCTCTTTCGGCGGCGGCGACAAGGGCGGCGAAACGCTCAAGCAGTTCCACACCTGTCAGCACCGGCTCTTTTCCGACCATTGCCCATCCGCACCCAGCCTGCTCGGCAAGTCGGATAACGTCTTCGCGGTTCATACCTGCCCCCGCCCAAACTCAGCCGCAGCCCTTACGATAGCGCGCCGGGTAGCAGCACAAAGGTCAGTCCGGTTCTCTTCAACACACCGAACAGAGCTATTCCAGTTGTTAACTCGGCACCCAATAACCCCAACGGTGATTTGCAGTTCCAACTGCACCGCCAGCTGCAGCGCGTCGCCATCGTCGGTGAGCGGGTTCCACCGGACATAAGGCTGAATGATCCCCGGCTTCGGATCGTGGCGTGAACCGCCGCCTATTTCAGAATACTCATACCCCACCGCCTTCGCAGCGGCCTCAAGCAGTTCTCGGTCAGTCATGTGTTCCCCCCGTGCGCGGATGATTTCAGCCGCTGGGCTGTACCCGTATTCGTCTCTCGCATAAATAACGGCCTGAGCAGCTTCCCTTAGACTACTAGTTACTGTCTTTGTTTCTTCTTGCTGGTCAGCGTTCTGACGAATCTCTGCATCTAGTTCTGACATGCGTCCCATGTTTATTTCCTAGTAATTTTTTCTGCTAGCCAATCTTCTGGAATGTCTCTTACACACCACAAGATACCGTTCTTATCACACCACTCGCTGTAGGTGAGTTTCTTCTTACCTTCTGTGATTACATTGTTCCGCATGAATACCATGCGGACATCTAGTAATGGATGCTGCTTCTTAACAGCAAGCATCTTGCTTCTGTCTTTGGCTACAAATCTTCCTTTGCATTCCAGAAAGACTTCGTTAGGTAGTTCAAAGTCAGGGGTGTACTTGCGGACGATGTGTCCTTTAATAGGGCCACACTTGTCACAGACAATCCAATTCCTAGACTGAACGAGATAATCAAATGTTTTAGATTCATACTTAAACTTGATTCCTTTATCTCTTAGTACAAGAGCTGTAGTTTTTTCAAACCCGGAGCGGTAACGTCCGCTTCTACTCAGGTATTGGCGGGTACCAAGTCTGCCCTTCACGACGTTGCATCCATAGCATATTACCCCGTTCGTAAATTATATTAGAAATAGAATCTTCATCCAATTCTGGATAGGATTCCTTGTACATATCTACAACCTTATCCCACATCTTATCAACTGTGGATAACTTCTTAAGTGCGTTAGTGGAACGCACCTCGCCTATGTTAGGTAGCCCCGGTATAGAGTCTGCTCTATCTCCCATAAGAAGCTGCTTGAAGAAGAATCGATTGGCTTCTTCTTCAGAGATATGGGTAAATTTCCTAGTAACATAGTTGTAGTGATTACCGGGAATCTGTTTAAGGTCTTTGTCTACGGCAGCAACTCTATAATCAGTGTCATCTGCACGCCACATAGACCAAGCGTCAATAGATACAGCGTCATCTGCTTCTCCTACATCAGAAGATACAATCTTAGTACGGAGATTATCTAGCATCCACTGTGTCATTTCAGTGATGAACCTAGGGGAGGGAGCACCTTCCCTAGATTCTTTGTACACAAATGTAGTTGCAAACCTATCTCGGTACCGTGTCTTAGACTTCTCAGTGAGGTAGAAGAAGGTGTCTTCTCCTACGTCACCGTGTAGGGTTCTAATGTAACTCCGCAGAATATCAACAGCAGAGCTAGCAGAATCCACCTTACTGAATCCCACTCGATACAGAATAGTATCTGCATCTACAAAGATTTTCATATTAGTCTTCTTTGCCTTCTAAGACTTTCTTAGCTTCTTCTAGGTCAGCATCCCCAGAAGTGTATGCCTCAAACTCCTTTGCCATACTAATAATATAATTAGCATCTGCATCCGGGTGTGAGACATTGCAGCGATTAACCGCAGCAGTAAGAGCATTCTGTCGCAGAATCAAGCGGTCTTTAGACAGCACAGGTTCACCTGCTTTCGGAGTGTAGCTAGGCGTACTAATGTGCGTAGTAGCCACAGAAAGGCGGCTTGATGTTCCGGGTACGGGTGTAACGATAGAGCCTACAGCAGGGGAGCACTTGCCCTTGATGTTCTTGTACACCACAGGCTGACCTGTGCGACCTACACCGTTCTTCTCGGTGTATTCAAAGTCAACGTAGTCACCTACGTTAGCTTCAATCATTGCCTCTACGAAAGCAGAGAAGCGTTCACCGTTAATCCAGATAGCCTTGCCGTCACGGCGTTCGATAGTACCTTGCATACGCATTATATTTATCCTTCCAATAGGAGTTGGATTTCTTTACGGGAGAGCTTGGTCATAGAGTTAGACCAGTCTGCTCCAAACTTCACATCGTAATTGTACTGAACTTTTAAGTCATAGTCAAACAGCTCCTTAAAATATTTAGGAAATTCCTTGAACGCATCTTCCACCATAGTAAACAGTTGATAGGTATAATCACTGTTTATATCAAACATAAAACTGTCGTGGACAGTGTTAATGCAAGTGATACCTATAGGCTTCCCAATAGGGAAGTGTGTGTTATTGAACAACTGAATTTTTCTTAGTATCAAATTCATAACGATAGGAACGATATCCGCAGTAGCAAACCCTTGCACAGGATAGTTCTTAACTTCAGTTGGGCTGAAGTAGTATTCCTTTTCTCCTGTCCACGAAGGCTTACTCTCGTTCTTGTGAATCTTGAAAGTATACCCTCGACCAGTAATGGGGCACACATAGTGCATAACTTCATTGGTTGGGTCTTCCTGCGCGTTAGCAGACATAGCGCATAGATTAGAGTGTGCCAGTAGTGCTGCGTGATACTCACCTACTCCCTTGTACTTATTGTAGTAGGTGTCAATAAATGCTTTGGCTTCCTTGGCAGGGATAGACAAGCTCTCTGCCATCTTCTTAGCGCCTGCTCCGTACTGAAGCTGGAACGTGAGAATCTTAGCTTTCTTTCTTGCGGCGTCAGTAACTTCTTCTGGCTTGCACTTAACCCAAGCGGCTGCATTCAGCCGATGAATATCTTTCCCAGTATTTAATTCTTCAATCAATACTGCGTCTTTAGATAGCTCTGCTAGCGCACAGATTTCTAATTGACAGAAGTCAAACTCTACTAGAATACCTTCGGATACTCCGTGCCTAGACACAAAGACTTCTCTGAAGTTCGGAAGACTGCTCATTTCCTAATCGCCTTTAATGTTTTGAATGTTAGGTTTAGTGCTAGAGATTCTACCAGTAGGGGTAATCACATGCTTAAACTCACAGTTGATATACCCAACTGTATCGTGTCCAAGTAGTGTGTTCTTAATTACTACCTTGTCTAGGTAGGAATCGTAGTAGGTGCTTTTAAGTTTAGTAACTTTTCTGTAGGTGAGAACACCTTTGATAAAGTCTTCCCATTCCCTAGTCAAGTCTTCCTTGAGAAGTGACTTAAGACTGGCCTCGCTAGTATCGTACTTACTGTAGTCGTGCATTGGGCCTAGCACACGTTCAGTATTAAATCCTAGTAACTTTTCCATACGCATCTTGGGTAGACCAGCTTTAACACCAGTCTTATAGAACTCTCCGGTAGGTCTATTAAGCAGGTAAGTGTACTCACCTCCATAAAGCACCTTGTTCAGTTGCTGAGTACTATCCGGGTTTATGTATTCTTCTGGCATTTCACACAACTTGATAGACATAAACTTCTTAATATCGTGAAACAGTACTGTCTCTAAATCTGCAAGCTCGTGCTTTCCTTTCTTAAGAAGCTCTACGTCTACACACATACCCTGCATAGACATATCGTGCGTGCGAGTACGGAACTCTAGGCGTTCTAGGATAAGTTTAGCCCTGTTATGCTGCCAACTACGCATGTGATTTTTAGTGTGCATATTGTACAAGGTTTCAACTTGGTGCATAAAAATTTCCCTAGTAAGGGAAACATCCTGCTTGCAATAGTTGCTGAGTAACTCAGCGTCAATATCCTTAGGCTGAATGCCAGCCTTAATCATTTCAGATACTGCGTCTTCCTTCTCTCCTAGACCATAGTACTTGGCTACGCTATTCAGACTAGGAAAAGTATATCTCTGTCCACACATTTCGTAGTGGGCTACTGCTGTGTCCCAGAAGAATAGATTGGGATATCTATAGCAATCAATACCCAGTACAGCTAGGTCAAAGGTAATGTTATGACCTACGATGATAGAAGGTTTACCGCCTCCGGTAAGTGCTCCAGACATACGGGAGGCGTTGTAATAAACATCCCACTTGTCTGTATCCCCTTCGTAAATAACTCCTAGTACTAATTCTGGAGTACGGGAATAGATAGAAAAATCCTTCTCGATAAGAGAAGTTTCAGTATCGAACACTCGATACATCCCTGCTAAAGCCATCTTATGAATAGTACTTATATCTTTCATACAGTGTACCTTGCTACTTCCTTCATTAAGGTTACTTCAAACTGCTCGTTGGAGCCTGTCAATTTATTCTTAGGACAATAAATAAAACGCTTGTCCCCGTCTACAGGAGTCTTACCGATAAACAAGATAGCATCTGCCTCACCTTGAGCACCAGTCTTAGAGCCGTATAGGCTATCCATTGGAGGATACTTGATACCCTCTGCCCTACCGTCAAGCTGATTGCTTGCAATCACAGGAGCACGATGCTTGGCTATCTCTCGTGCCCACTCGCACAGCTTACGGAATCGTTCTGCTTCTAGTTCGTTCTTGTTATCGAACTTACCCTGCACCTTGTACAACTGGTCAATGATAATTAGACCGGGGTCATACTTGTCTAGTGCTTTCTCTACCTTGCTAATGTGATTAGCGTCGTCGATAAAGATAATCTTTTCCTTACCGATTTCAGACTCGTACTCTTTCACTGCGTCGATAACATTACTAAGAATAGTTGCCTTGTCTAGAGACAGGAAACTCTGGATAACACGCAGCTTAACCTTGCGAATGTGCTCCTCGTTATTAAACCATAGCACCTGCTTACCTTCTGGTAGCTGCTTGGCAATGTTCCAAGCCTCGTTAGCTAGGAAGGTAGTCTTACCTCCATCTGGTCTAGATGCTAGCAGAATGAACTCGTTATTCAGTGGGCCTAGGATAGTATTCAAAGGCTTGATAAACCAAGTCATTCCAGTAGTTTTAATACTAGAAAGACTTTCGTACATATCCTCTTGCTTGGTTTCTACTAGCTCACGCTCCAGCTTGACGCTGGTACGCTTGTAGTGGTCAAGCAAGGCAGAGATTTCTTTGAAGCTGTTAGACTTCCCTTCTGCTACAGCAATGCACTCCTCCGCTATAGACTCCGCATAGGAACGATTGTGGAGCGTCTGGAGAACTTCCAAGCTAGGCTTGGCTGTCACCCTACCTACCGATTCACAGAACGCCTTAGAGAGCGTTAGAGAAGGCTTAGAAGGGTGCTTCAAAGCCAGCATAGAATAGACCTCGTTCCAGTCCAGTACTTCACTGGACATGGTTTCCTTCCAGTACGAAGGCAGGAACTCTAGTACGTCCCATGCTTCCTTGGGAATGAACTCTTTCTTGATGTACTTGATATACGTTTCGTATATCTCTCTTGTTCCTAGAAAATTAACTAGTTCAGCAATCATGGTGCCCCCGTAAAACCTGCTGTTAGATTAGTAAGCTCGTACAAACTGTATTCCTTTGGGTCTTTCTCCACATGGATGATAGTTGCACTACCAAAGGAAGAAAGTTTTCTTAGTAATTTTATCTGCGCCATTCTCACTTGCCAGTTGTCGTTATCAAGCATGACTGCAAACTTTTTGTAGTGCTGCAATAAGTGTGCCAACTGTTCATCTGATATGCCAACCCCCGAAAGGGGGAAGGCTGGTACAATGTAGGATAGTTTAATAGCAGATACCATATCTTCTACTAATACTATTCTATCAAAGATAGAACTATTATTAATACTGTCAGATATACTCTTACCTACGGTAAGATACTTAGGTTCCCCTTTAGGGAACCTTCTAGATTGATAAGATACTAAGGTACCATCAAGGTACCTTGGGAAAATAATACTAGAAAGTTTCTTACTATAGACAATCCCATTGTCTTGTGATTCCTTGGCTCCAATATGTTTCAGTATCCATATCTTAGCGTCCGTGGAATCCCAACGGGATACTAACGCTTCCGAGTCGGGCGGGAGAGTGAGTCTCCGATCTGGAAGAACTCTTGTTGCAGTGCTTCCTGTTCCAGTTTCGGTAGCTTCGACAGAATCTGTTTCTCTATTAGGAAAGTATTCTGATTCCCCTGATCTGCTAGAGCTTCCAGTAAATCTACCAAGCTGTCTAGTTCCTGCCGCCTTCTCTCCATTAGCCAGAAAATAAAGACTTGCATAACCATGCTTGCGACAGTGATGGCAAAAAGCAACGGCTCCATTTGGAATCCTCTTGATATAAAACTTATCGTTACCTGCACCTTCCTTACAGTGGAAGGTGTTTACCTGTTCCCCTACTGTGTCGGGCACTAGGTGTGCCCATTCAGTTTTCGGTATCATTGTAGTCGTCACAATAGTCCTCTACACTTTCATCCTCTATGTGAAAAATACTGGTATCATTTATGCTTTTTCTGCAAACCCTGCATAGGGTTTCATGCGTCTTTCTTGTTTCAATCCATATGATTTCTTCTGGTTTCATAACTGCATCACAGGCTAGGCATCGCATAATAATCCCCTCTTGTAAAGAAGGGATTAGGATATCACACAGGCCATACATAGGGCAAATTGTCTGGCACATCCTTAAAGAATTTGGAGTAGTGCGAAGGCAACTTCTTAAGCAAGTTACTTTGATGACTAGTATGAAAAGCGGTGTTACCTGTCCACGGCGGCCTATGGTGTTTTTCTCCAAGCCTAGCCAGAGCAATGTCATTAAACTCTGGTAGAAGACTATCTTTATATCCCCTGTTTCTCCACTCAAGGCAGATAGCCATGCCGTATAGGCACAGGGAATACTCGTATCCCTTCCACATCTTGACAGCAGGATGGTGCTTCCATCCTGTGGAACCTGTGTTAAGTAGGCAGTTTAGAATCTGCCATGCCTCTACTCTCTGCTTACCTAGACGGCGATAGTCCAGAACACTTGCCGACTTTTTATAGCTGGGATAGGGTAGGAAAGTTTGCATATAAATTATCCTAGTAAATAACCTAATAAGAAACTATAAATCAATAGTAATAAGTAATCACATGGCTGCACGGGCCAGCCTCCAAAGCGGACTTGATGATAGAAACCGCATCATCAAGGGCCAAGCCCTCGTCAATAAAAATCTTTTGAAAAGATTCTTTGTTAGCGTGCATGTAAGTTTCAGCAGCAAGCATCAACAATTTAGCCTGAGTTTCAGAAAGACTGACAGCGATTTCCATGACTGCAACATCCTCAAATAAATTACTAAGAAAATAATATATAAACTATAAGCGGGGTGCCTCCCGGCTATGTCTACAGCTGGAACATAGCCTAAGATAATAGCCGGGTACCCAAAACATATGGGATAGCACGCCTAATTTAATGCCAAGTCATTGTAACCTCCACAGGTTCATAGTTTAGTTGGTAGCCATAAACCAGATGATCGTGAGAATAGTTCCTAGTATTGCAACTGATCCACAGAAGGAACTGATTTCTAACATCCGATCCATACGCTTGTTGCGTATAGACTCGTCAGTATCCTCAAACTTATTGAGGGATACGGGACTGTATTTCAGCGGTCTATCCTGCCAGAAGACCGATAGGAAAGTATCGATAGCCTGTCTATCAGACGGCTCAAAGATGGTGACAGACTCCTCTCCGTCGTGTGCCTCTGCTTCGTATCGGACAAACTCGTGTCCGTCCACCTCACGCTTGTGCATCCACAGTGTATGCGTGTCGGTAATAGCTAGCATCTTGATTGATTCGTTCATCTGATTACTTCCTAGTATTTTTTCTGAGGTTTGGAGGCAGTGCGTCTAACACATTTCCACAAAGCATGAACCATGCCAAGTCTTCTGCTACCTCATGCGGGCAGCCGCTATCCTCAAAGTATCGAGTGAGTCCGTGAATATCCCTTGCGTTAGAAAGGGATTCTAGTTTGATATCCTTAGGCAAGAATTGCATTTCAGTTACTCCAATAAATTTCTTAGTAACAAAATGGCAGGGGTCTACACTCCCCTGCCTGCCTTGTTA